TTTAACGGACTTGTTTCAGGGAGTATATTTGGTGGTGTATCTGGGAATAAGATTACTGCCATTGCTGGCGAGTCTAGTACTGGAAAAACTTTTTTCAGTCTCGCCGTTGTCAAAAACTTCTTGGATTCTAATCCTGATGGTTATTGCTTATATTTTGACACTGAAGCCGCTGTTAACAAGTCTCTTATCGCAAGTCGCGGGATTGACTTAGATAGGTTGGTGGTGGTTAATGTTGTAACCGTCGAAGAGTTTAGGAGTAAAGCACTCAAGGCGGTTGACTTATACTTAAAAAAATCTGAAGATGAACGCAAACCATGCATGTTTGTCCTAGACTCTTTGGGTATGCTGTCCACTGAGAAGGAGATTACCGACGCACTCAATGAAAAGCAGGTTCGTGATATGACAAAATCACAACTGATTAAAGGTGCGTTCAGGATGTTGACTTTGAAGTTGGGACAGGCTAACATTCCAATGATTGTTACTAACCACACTTATGATGTCATCGGTGCGTATGTCCCTACAAAGGAAATGGGTGGAGGTAGTGGACTCAAGTATGCTGCTTCTACAATCATCCATCTCTCAAAGAAAAAGGAAAAGGATGGAACGGCTGTCGTCGGCAACCTTATCAAAGCAAAGACTGCTAAGTCGCGTCTGAGTAAGGAGAATAAAGATGTTACTGTACGCTTGTATTATGATGAGCGCGGGCTTGATAAGTATTATGGTTTGTTGGAACTTGGAGAAATCGGAGGACTCTGGAAAAATGTAGCAGGACGCTATGAGATGGATGGCAAGAAAGTATATGCCAAACAAATTCTCAAGGAACCTGAAACATACTTCACCCCTGAGGTGATGGAACAACTTGATGAGATTGCAAAGCAGGAGTTTAGTTACGGTAGTTAATGGACAAAGTTGAAATCCTTATTCTGAGAAATCTGCTTTATAACGAGGAATATCTTCGCAAGGTAATTCCATTTATCAAAGCAGATTATTTTGAAGACATTAATGAAAGAGTAGTTTTTGAGGAGATTAGTAACTTTGTAACAGACTACAATCAACCCACTACAAAGGAAGTTCTCTGTATTGAGGCAGAGAAGCGCGGTGATATTACTGACGCTGCGTTCAAAGAAATTACTAAACTCATCAGTTATCTTGAGGATGTTCCTACAGATTTTGATTGGTTAGTAGATACCACAGAGAAGTGGTGTAGAGATCGTGCCATCTATTTGGCACTGATGGAATCCATCGCTCTTGCAGATGGAAAGGATGAAAAGAAAGATAGAGGTGCTATTCCTAGTATCTTGTCAGATGCTTTAGCAGTGTCTTTTGACACTCATATTGGACATGATTACCTGACTGATTATGAAGCAAGATATGAAGCGTACCACCGTAAGGAAGATCTTATCCCCTTCGACTTGGAATATTTCAACAAGATTACGAAAGGTGGGTTACCGAACAAAACACTTAACATTGCTCTTGCTGGCACTGGTGTCGGTAAAAGTTTGTTTATGTGCCATGTCGCATCTTCCGCACTCCTGGGAGGGAAAAACGTACTATACATCACGGCTGAAATGGCTGAGGAGAAAATTGCAGAGCGAATCGATGCTAATCTTCTCAATGTTCCTATCCAGGAGATAACAGAACTTCCCAAGATGATGTTTGAGAGTAAGGTGACAAACCTTGCCAAAAAGACTCAAGGCACCCTAATTATTAAGGAGTACCCTACTGCGACTGCTCATGCAGGACATTTTAAGTCACTTCTCAATGAGCTTGCTCTTAAGAAATCATTCCGTCCTGATATTATTTTCATTGATTACCTTAATATATGTGCTTCCGAAAGGTATCGCGGAAACAGTTCTGTCAATTCATATAGCTATATCAAGGCAATTGCTGAAGAGCTTAGAGGACTCGCTGTCGAAGCGAACGTACCTATCGTATCTGCCACCCAGACTACCCGTTCTGGTTATGGTAGCTCTGATGTTGAGCTTACTGATACTAGTGAGTCCTTTGGCTTGCCTGCTACTGCTGATCTTATGTTTGCCCTTATTTCAACTGATGAGCTTGAAGAACTCGGGCAGATTATGGTGAAGCAGTTGAAGAATAGATATAATGATCCTACCGTTCATAAAAGATTTATCGTCGGTATTGATAGAGCAAAGATGCGTTTGTATGATTGTGAGCAATCTGCACAAGATGATGTCTTTGATGCTGGAAAAGATGAGGAGTATGAGTCTGAGGATAGGAAACCTAAGAAGTCATTTGATGGATTTAAGTTCTAATGATTACTTACACGTTTGGTAATAACCTATCTAAGGTTTACAAACAAAGTAAATTTTTTAATCGGGAGACATGCCAAACTCTAATCAACTTTCATAAGGAAAATGTTGACTTGAGTGCATGGAATCCTAAAGATGACTATTGGAATAACAGAATTATCCATTTGCATCGGACAGATAATCAAGAAATATTAGATATTCTATGGTATATCAAGACAACTGTAGAGGGATTGATACTTCAATACACTGGTATTCCTGAAATCTATTTGGAGCAGGCAGACATTCAGTGGTGGGGAGATGGGATGCATATGCCAGTCCATTATGACAACTGCAATCATGATGGCAGTCCCATGGATGGATGTTGGTTCAGAACTATGACAGGAGTCATCTATCTGAATGATGATTATGATAATGGCAATCTAATTTTTCCTCATCATAAATTTGAAATCAAACCAAAGATGGGAGACTTGGTATTCTTCTCATCTGATTTTGACTGTTTACATGGTATTGATACTGTGACAAATGGAGAACGCTTTACAGTTCCAATGTGGTATACTAAATACGCAGACAAGCAGTTGATTTTGACATAACTCAACCATTGCTGTATAATATTGTTGAAATGAGGTACATGTTTTGAACGGTTACTACTCTGTTTTCGATCCTGATGGTAAGAAGATTGCCGACTGTGGTATCGAAAGAGATGCTGTTAATCTCATGCATTCTAGAAACAAATACTGGGATGGACACTACTTCATGTTCAATCCTTTGCCTGGTGATATCATCGATGTTTCTGATGGCAAACAACTTCCTACTCGTGACATCGTAGTCAATATGGACGGTGGTGTCGGCGGTAGTTGGAAAGAGGTAGACTACATTGAAGTCAATGGACAGAAACTACCCATGAATCAAGCAGAACCATTTATTCCAGATTTTCACGACTGATGAACAAACTGCAACTTGAAGTTCAGGCAAATTCACCTTATAATGATGGGTGGACACAACAATTTTATCAACAACAACTAAACAAAATGACAGTAGACACCGAAAAGTACCTTGAGTTTGTTCAGGGTGTGACTAGTGCTCCTAGTCTCGACTACCCTGTGCTTGCGGCACGTCTGGCTACGCTAGAAGCAAATGGTGCAAATGTCACTCAACTGTTGACTGCTGCTCTTGGTTTGACTGCTGAGTCAGGTGAGTTCACTGAAGTGGTAAAGAAGATTTTCCTTCAAGGTAAACCCTACACTGAAGAGAATGTCTTCCATATGAAGCGTGAACTGGGTGATATCTGTTGGTATCTTGCTCAGGCATGTATGGCACTCGACACTACTTTTGATGAAGTCATCGAAATGAATGTTGAGAAACTTCAGTCCCGATATCCTGGTGGTAGTTTTGATGTTCATCATTCAGAAAACCGTAAAGAAGGAGATCTCTGATGGGATACGCAGAAAGAAAACCCATTCCAAATAGCGCCAACAAGAAAGAACTTATCAACGATAGTGGCGAACTATACGAATGGGAGGAAACTGCTGACATTCAAATTGAAGCGGAAAAGCTTAAACAAAGAATCGCTGCTCGTCGTGCTGCAGCAGAACTAAAAAAACGTGACGATGAACTTGGATACGACTGCTACAGCAAATGATTAATCTTGAACTGAACAGGCATGATGCAATTGTTCTTCGTCATCATCTCTTCTTGTATACAAAAAACCATCCTGGGTTCTTCTCCGATGATGGTATTCTAAAGATTAGAGAGATTTCACAACAGTTAGACAAACATTTGGAGGAAGACAGTGATTAATGTTGAAATGGATGTGAGAGCTGCAGCAGCGGTTCGTGAATCACTTTTTCAGGACACAAAAGCATACACCTATGATGAAAAGTCTTGCCCTCAACGGGTTAAGGATATCCGTAGTGTAATCGTTGACATTGACAAACAGATTGAAGAGGTACTAACAAATGAAACTACTGACGCTTGAAGACTACGAAAACGCTGGAAAAGAGTTTTTTCCTAAGTATTTCTATGTTGCCAAGGAACTTGGTGAAGATGCAAAACCAGAAGACGTGCTGAAAGTTATGGAAGCAGTCGGTGGTGTAGCACTTAAACTAAAACTTGATGACAAACTTGCTCCATTCGGATTTAACAAGAAGAAAAAAGATGAATCAGACAAAGACTGACATCCAAGTACCAGAAGGTGCCGAACTAATTGATGATGTATTCTATGTGTGGAAAACTAGGTTTGGGTTGTACCAAACCATGACAAAAGAGGGCAGGAAGATGCTTACTGGAGGCACTAAAGATGGCACAGTTACAATGACACGGTGGCATCTTATGTGCGAACAAGAGGGAACTCTTGATGATTACAGCAGAGTTATTGGTGATGCTTTCGTTGGCGGTAAGTTATAATATAAATATCCATAGAAGAACTACTATTCGGACATGGATTTAAATAATCTTAGGGGATTAATGGAGGCATATCAAACTATGCCTCATATTGAAGAGGAGAAGAAGAAGATGCCTTATGTGAAAATGTTCCGTAAGGCAGGTAATCTTGGACGTGATGGAAGTCCTGAGGCAATGGAGCGTTCTAAGAAAATCACTGGTGTGATGAATAAGAATGCTGAAAGAGTTGCTGCTCACCGCGAAAGAGATGATGCTGCTAAGACAGCAAAGAAGATGAAAGAAGAAGTCTCCGTAGATGAAAAGTATCAGGGAATGTATCAGTCTCCTGCTCCCACACATAGTAGATTAAAGAGTAGTGACGAAAAAGCACGTATGTCTCCTGGTCGTCGTGCAATGGCAAAGGCTGATGAACTTGAAAGGTCTGAACCTGGATCTAAGAGAGCAAAAGCCCAGAAGAAGGCATCAATGCAAATGGCACGCAACTTCAAGTCTGCTAGAGACACTAAAGAAGAAGTGAACGTTGATGAAAAGTTCTCTATGGCAGCAGATCCTTCTAAACCAGAAGCTCCACGTCCTACCCGTAAGGCAGCAAACAAGAAAAGCATGAGTATGAAGTCCCGTGCTGTCAAAGCAATCGGAACTCAACGTCGTCAAGATATTGAAACTGGGATTACCAAAGAGAGTTTGGAAGCAACTGGTTTGTTCTCTGAAGCAGAAATCAGCAGAATTCTTGACATTGTAGAAGACTGATAGTATACTCTTGTTATGGGGGGTTATAGCTCAATTGGTAGAGCGCCTGCTTTGCACGCAGGAGGTTTGGGGTTCGAGTCCCCATAACTCCATTGATAAATAAATGTATAAGAATTAACTATACATGAGAAGTTTCTTTAGTTTCCTGTATGAAGCGGAGTCACAAGCGTCCGCACAGGCAAAAAAACTTAATTTGAAGAGCGACGGACACGGTGGTTGGTTAGATTCCCGTGGAAATTATGTTGCAAAGACGGAAGGTGGTAAGTTAAAATTCCTGTCGAAGAGAGAAGCAAAGCAAGAGGACGATGCTAATAAGAAGTCTGCCCCAGCAGTACCTGAAACTGCCAAGAAGAAAGCACCTAAACCTGAAGAGAAAGCAGAACCTAAGAAGAAAGCCCCTGAAGGTGATGAAGGAGATTCGGGAGCTCAATCGGAGGCTCTCACAACAGTGTTTGGTAGATTTAATCCTCCAACTGTAGGGCACGAAAAGCTATTAAATGCGGCAAAAAGACTGTCTACTGGTGGAGATTTGAAGATTTATCCCTCCAGAAGTCAAGATGCGAAGAAAAATCCTCTAGATCCTGACATGAAAGTGTCCTTTATGAGGAAAATGTTCCCAGATTATGAGGAAAATATCATCAATGATAGTGATATGAAGACTATCTTTGATGTATTAGTTGCTGCTAATGAGTTTGGATATAAAAATGTCAACATCGTTGTAGGTTCTGACAGACAAGCAGAGTTTGAGAATCTGGCTCAGAAATATAATGGTGAATTGTATGATTTTGATGAGATTCGTGTCATTTCTGCGGGTGCTAGAGACTCAGATGCAGAAGGAATCGAAGGAATGTCTGCTTCTAAGATGAGAAAAGCGGTTGTTGATGATGATTTTGAGGCATTTAAGAAGGGAACACCCAAAGCACTTAGCGATGCAGAGACACAATCTTTGTTTGATGCCGTTCGTCAAGGCATGAAAGTCAAAGGTAAGAAGAAAGAAGTCGCTGAAACGTGGGAAATTGCCCCTAAGTTAGATCCTAAAGGACTTCGTAATCAGTATGTCAGTGGTTTGATTTATAAGATGGGTGACATCGTTGAAAACCTTAATACTGGACTGATTGGAGAGATTATTCGTAGAGGAACTAACCATCTTATCTGTGTAACGCAGGAAGATTTCATGTTTAAGTCGTGGATTCGCGATATTAAAGAGTATACGGAAGTCAAAATGGACAGAACTATGCGTGATAAGACGCATAAAAACACTTTAATTGGCACTTCTGGGTATTATAAGAACGCTGTTGCAGCAACTCCAGGTTCTCAGGAAGGTGCAAAGAATATTCAGCAGGGCGGAAAAGCATTTACTGGCGTTACAGGAAAGGACTTTATAAATAAGTATAAGATTAAAAAGTAAGATAGAATTGCCATGTCTAATGGAATCGCTCCTAACCCTTTGAATGCTATTTCAAAGGTATACTTGGAAACTGTTGCTAAAGAATCTGCTGTTCCAGGTAAACCTGCGGAAAAATTGAAGACAGATAGGGATATGTTCAACATTCCTAAGGATGAACAGCAGGCTGCTAAGGAAAGACTTCTTGCTAAGACTAAGGCAAAACGTGCTGCTAAGATGGAAGCACTCGATCCTGTTGGAAAAGAAGATGGTGATGTCAATAATGACGGTAAAAAGGACAGTACTGATTCATATCTTCTGAAACGTCGCAAGGCAATTGGCAAAGCGATGAAGAAGAAAATGGCAGAGGCAAAGAACATTCATGGAAACGTTGAAGTTCCTGATAAGGATGTATCCAAGATGTCTGCCAAGGCAACCAAGAGAGTTGACACAGATGTTGACGGTGATGTAGAGCATAACGATAAATCTAAAGGTGAATATGGCGAATTTGTCCCCTCTCCAAGTGGTAAAAAGAAGGTAACCACCAAGATGGAAGGTTCAAATTGGAGAGCAGATCTCAGCGACTTGATTGAAGTTGCTCCAATGACTGATGATGAGGCATCAAAACCCATCAAAGAGAAGAAAGTAAAGAACGTTATCAAAATTAACCCTAAGTTGGGTGAAGCAGTTGAAGAGATGGGTGGACAACTCATCGAAATGATTGAGATTGATGAGTTTGACTTTGTTGTAGAATCTGTCTACGATGAACTCATCGAAGAGGGATACTCTGAGGATGAAGTTGAGCATGGTATTGAGACTGCTCTCAAAACTCTTGAAGAAGCATCCGATTCCTACTATGATTCTGCTGTAAAAGCATCCACACCGAAGAAGTCTATGAAAGATAGACTCAAGTCTGCTGCTAAGAAGGCAATCGGGGGAGCAGGTAAAGCAGTTGGTAAGGCAGTGAAGACTGCAAGAGCAATTCAAGCAGCACCTGGTAAGGCAAAATCAAAAGTAAAATCTCTTGCAGATAGAGTTAAGAGTGTTGCTAAGGCAGGATATGATGCGGGTAGAGACAAACCCAAAGCATCCACTGGATATAGAGGTGCAGGTGTAGGACGCAAGGAAAAGATTGGTGAAGAAGTATCACCTGAAGATAAACAGATGCTTGCCAAGAAGAAGCAACTGATGACAAAGCAACAAATGCTTGATAAGCAGAGACTTCAAGCACAAATGCAGGGTAAAATCCCTACTGGACATGCTTCAAGCACACAAACAAGAGAAGAAGTAGAGGTGGTTGATGAGCGTACTCGCTACGCTAAGGAAACTGGCAAAGACTTCAAGACTGGTAATCCCTCCGAGAAAGGTGGAACTAGAGATGGAACGTCTGTTTTTGACAAAGTAAGTCGTGACATGCGTAAAACTGGTGGTGTAATGTCTTCCAGAGGAAAAGCAATTCAACCTCAAGGTAAGAAGAAAGTACCAGGTAAGAAAGGTTATCAAGGCGTAACTCCAGTTGATAAGATTAGGAATAAACTTTCTCAAAAGAGAGCACCAAAACCAAATCCTTATAAGGCAAGAGCTGGCGAGTCTGACTGATGCCTTTAAA